TTCTCCAAGATGAGCGAAAGCAGGCCAGTAAAAGTCATATCTATCTCTGTAAGAATATTCCCTGGGAAGTCCTTGACCATAGGTCAAATCGGCATTGATTTGAGCCAAGCCAATAACACATCCATGTTCAGTAAAGGACTTACTAAATTTATGTCCACTAAAACCAGTTGTACCATAACCAGACATGTTTCCCTGGGGTGTGGTACTATCAGTAGATGATGTTTGAGGAATAGGGGTAACTGATATTCTTGAACGATTACCACCTAAATACTCAGGTCTATCTAATCGAGCATCACCAGTTAATGTTCCAAACATACTATATATCATTTCTTTATATCTAGAACCAGATCTATTCTCTTTCTCAAGAAAAGCTTGTAATTGAAATGCTTCTCTAAGTTCGTTTATAGTTGCTGATGAAGCTTGTGATAAATCTGCAAAAATATTAGGATAACCTGTATTATCTGGATCTTGTTGAATATAGAAATCATTATCTCCAGAACTTTTATAGCCACTTGTCCAACTTGAACGAACAGTTTGGCCACTTTCATAAGGTTGAACTGTACCTGATGTATAAGTTTGATCTCCTACACCTATACCAGTAACGGGTGCAGAAGTACCTAAGGGTAAGTCTACAGCTGTACCAGATTGAGGGGTAGGTAAGGCAGAAGTAAAATAATCATGTCTTTTACCACGTCTAACTAGTGTATAATCAGATGCAGAATCTGGACCATCATCTTTGTCAACTACTAAACTATCTTGTAAATTTTGGTCTCTAAACCACTCATTATAAATAAGATTATAAGCTCTACCGTATAAATTATTAAAGGTAGTACTGACACCAACAGGAACACCCATATAATCAAATAAATCACCAGAGGCAACAGTATGACTTTGAATTTGTGGGACTAAATAATCTATTGAATCTGATGGGTTATCTTTTTCACCCATAAATTTTTGCCAGTTATTCCATACTAATCTATAAGGAACGAAAAAGAAAAAAGTAGTAATATAAAGATTATCCATAAACGGATGAATTGGAGTAGCCAATCGACCGAAACCATGTGCTTCGACTTGATAAGTATCAGCAGGATAGACATTATCACAAATAATTGGAACAAGATATCCACTATTTAAAGTTGTTTTAAGTCCAAAGCTTCTATCAAATACAGATCTTTGTATATGTGCGGTTGGACCTCTAGAAAAGTCTTTTGTTTGTGTTGTGGGTAAAGCACCAGAAGGGCCGAATGCTACCATTTTAGTTCTCCTTTATCATATCACTAGGGGTTTTAATAGCTACCAATTCAGCAACTATTGTATGTTTATCGAAGGTTGGAATTCCATCTTCATCATTCCAAGTTCCGATATTAATTAAAGTATAATTATCTGGAAATTTTGCCCAGGGATGACTTGGATTTTGTTGCATCATATCCATAATTCCACGCATCATAGTTCCATTATTTACTTCGATTAAAGGGTTAGCATAAGTTTTTGAAACATTATCAAAAATTGTAAACATTTGTTTTTCCATTTTATCTCCTATTGTATAAATAAAATGTTACATAATATATATTACGAGTCAACCTCTAAACTTCTAATTTTTTTTTCAAACAATCTTTGTTTAGCTTGTTCTTCTTGATAAGCTCTTGAATTAATAGTGAAATCTGTAACTATTGGGTCTGCAGCTTTAATAGTTCTAATTTGTTTATACAATGCTGCACAACCTGGGTATTTATCAGATAATAATTTATAATAATATTTTGGAATAGGTTGTTTATATCCTCTAGAATAAACAAAACCTTGTCGAATAGCTAATTCTCCAAATATATCAAACCACTTACTACCAAGTCCTTTTTCTGATTTGCCATTACCTCGAGACATTAAAGCAAATTCGGGTAATTTGCCATTATAGTGATTAGTTGCTTTATCACCATTTATTTTTTTTGTTACATAACGTGCTGTATAAGAAGCACTTTCGAAACTACAATTTCCAATTGTAGAATAGCCATAAGTCCATAAGGAACTAAGTAATTCAGATGTATATAAATTCCAATCAGGATTTTTATCTCTTTTTAAAAGTTTTCTATCAGGAAAATCATATCCAAATATTAATAAATGATAATGAGGTCTACCTAATTTTTCTCCATATTCGCCACAAGCGAAAAAACGTATAGGTTTTTTTGCTTTTTTTCTTAAACGCTTCATAAAAAGCTGAAGCGTTCGTTTATTTAATGAACCATCTTTTGGTAGATGGTCATTATTATAAGTTAATGTAATGAAACAATTTTCTTTACTTACTTGAACATGGGCTTCGTGCATACAACGAATAGCCCATTCTTTAGCGTATCTTAATCGACAACCTATGCACTTATTACAAGGTAGATTTATCCTCTTTGAGCCGAAAATATAATTTCCGACTCCATTAAGGGGTTTAAAGGATAATGTTGTTCCATCATGCCAAGCGACCAGAGGTCTTGTACACTTTGTTGATATAGACATAACATATTATATTCTATAGCCACCTCTCATTGGCTTCATGAAGTTCTTTCTATGAACTCTTCTTGCTGTTTTTTTGAAAACTCTTCTTGAATGTTTTCTTCTCATTTTATATCTATTTCTAGCCATTTTAACACGTCCTTTCTTTTGTTGGTGTCAGTTAATGCGTATTACATCAAGTAAAATACGCATTAGGCTTCTCCAGAACCCTCAGATGGGGTAACTGGAGAAGCTTTTTCCTCTACAACAGGAGAGGATTCTTTTGGAGTCTCAACGGGTATTCTTTCCGTTGCTAGACCCATATCGACTAAGGCATCAAAATTTGATTCATTTGATGCGAATTCATAGAATTCTTTTGGGTTATTATTAAATTTTTCTCTAATATGTGAAGGAATAACCATAAAGTTATCTTTAGCTGATTGAATTTTATTCATAGCTTCCTGTAAATCCGTAACTTGTGTAAAATCAGAATATTGACCAGGGTTTCTATTTATAGTATCGAAATAACCTCGACTATCATATCGTTTAATTACATTTTGAATTTTTGCATCTTCTGAACATGATTGGTCTGTTAAGGATTCACCAATAGTTCTAAATGAATATCGCTTATGTTTATCATAAGCTTTTCTAAACTTAATAACCTTTTTTTCTGTAGTCATAAATCACCTATATGTTTTTGGATTAAAAGGATTTTGTTTTGGAACTTTCATAGTACCGAATAAGTTTTTCCACAGCTGTATAGCTTTATTTTGTATTTGTTTCATTGACATATTTGGTCTATTGACCTGTAACTTTCTCAATTGTTGGAGTGCTGTCTGCTTTTTATTTTGAGGTAATTGCCAAAATGGATGTTTAGGATCTAACTTATTAAATATTTTAACAGGATCTAAATCTACATGTTTAGCTATATCTTGAACCCAAGATTTATTAGTTATATGCTTTAACATATCATTAATAGTATCAACCATTTGAGATGTAGCTTGATTAAGACCAGTATATTGTATTTGCCATTGAGATAAACCTGATTTTCTACCATAAGCTAAATTGCGACGCATATTTTCATTATCTAATTCTAATTTTCGCACTTTTTCATTTAATTCTCTAGCACTAAACATAAATTGAATTGCTTTATTCAATTCAGTAGTTTTTTTCATTTTTTCAGTAACAATTTGTTGATTAGTCAAATTTGCTTGACTTTTTAATAAACTAGCTTGATTAGATGCTTGTTTTAATTGTGCTACTTGATAAGCAGATTGAAATGCTTTTTCTACAGGGTTTTGAAAACCTGAAACGCCTCTACCAGAAGGAGTAGAAGCTCCACCTCTCTGGTAAGCTAAAATAGGGTTTATACCCGCTTTACGCATATCAGCAACAGCTCTTTGATAAGCTGTATTTGACATTTCTCTCTGGAAGTCTCTATCTAGACGACCCTCACGAGAAAGTCGTCTATTAGTTCGTTCTTGACCTATAAAAGATAAAACACCAGCTGCAAGTTTATCACTCATTAGAACCTACTTAGCTGAATAGGAACACTAAAAATCGGTATCGGTCTGGCACATCTCATTTTAAAATACATATCTAGTAATAACTGTGGCTCATCAGTTACAGCTATTACTCTATCGACAGGAGGAGTGTCTTGAATAAATGAACTATTAAGAGATGGTAATGAAGCAAAGTCTTGTGCTAAATGCCAAGTATCTAAACTACCAGTAATATTTGATCTCATTTTGCCAGTAATTTGACTAGGTTTATATCTTAACTCTGCAAATCTCTCTTGATAACCAAATACCAGGTCATCATCAGCAGTACCTTGAGCATAAATTTCTTTGTTAAGAATAGCTTGTTCTCCAAGATGGGCGAAAGCAGGCCAGTAAAAGTCATATCTATCTCTGTAAGAATATTCCCTGGGAAGTCCTTGACCATAGGTCAGATCGGCATTGATTTGAGCCAAGCCAATAACACATCCATGTTCAGTAAAAGACTTACTAAATTTATGTCCACTAAAACCAGTTGTACCATAACCAGACATATTTCCCTGAGGTGTGGTACTATCAGTAGATGATGTTTGAGGAATAGGGGTAATTGATATTCTTGAACGATTACCACCTAAATACTCAGGTCTATCTAATCGAGCA